TCAGTTACGTTTTTGACGATATGAACTCAACACAAACACATAAGTTTTTTGCTTTTACTAATACTGAGTTTGATGAAGTAGGTTGGTTCTACTGCTCATCAGATAGTAGTGAGATAGACCGTTACGTAGTTTTTGATTACGCAGATAAAGTCTGGACTTACGGTCAAATATCTAGAACGGCTTGGTTAGACACAGGCGTAAAAAATTACCCAAGAGCAGTTTCTAATAATTACCTATACAGACACGAGTTTGGCTATAACGATGACGGTAGTCCTATGACTGATGTCTTTATAGAAAGCAGCGATTTTGATATAGGTGACGGTGATACGTTCTCTTTTATTAGAAGAATAATACCTGATGTAAGGTTTTTAAACAACAGTACAGACGGTCAAGTTAACATAGTTTTAAAAACTAGAAATTTTCCAGGTGAGTCGTTAAACACCTCAAGTACTAACGCAGTGGGCAGTTCCACCACACAATCACACGTTAGAGCTAGAGGTAGACAAGCCGTAGTACGTTTAGAATCAGATGATGATGATACTGACGCAAACAATGATGTGGGGTGGAGACTAGGTTTACTAAGAATGGACATACAAAACGACGGTAGAAGATGAGTAAACTTTTAGCAACTAATTTACCGTTAGAGTTAGGGGACAGTGTAACTCCGCTAACTTACAATAAATTAGTGAGAATATTAGAACTTAACTTAGGTCAGTTTGACCCTGATAGTATCAGACAAATAGATGGAGAAACGTTAAATAAGGTTAATTTTAATGCAGGTAGTATCATATGGAACACGACTATAGAGGCTTTACAGGTCTATACAGGTAATAAATGGGAGAATATCTCTACACCTAACAACCCTTTAGGCTTTGAGTTAACAGGCTCAGTAGGTAAGGTAAGCGTAGTTAATAAAGGTGATACTACTATAAAAATTTAAGATTTGCCTTTATAATAGATTTTATGGGTTTTTTGAGCAAATTAGCAAAAAAGCTAAAATCTTCTATACGAGACATAGCTACAGTAGTGGGCTTCGCTCTCGGTGGAC